GGGCGATACCTGGATGCTCACTCCGAAAGGCGTGATGTGGGCGAAGGCATTGCTGAGGGGTGAAAAGCCTAAGGCAACAGCAACGGCGGCGTGAACTAAAACAAAGCGTCCATTGGCATTAGCTGATGGGCGCTTTTTTAGTGGGTTGACGAGGAAGGGTTTGAGTGTTTAGTGTGGGGGATGATCAAGGAGACCAAAGCATGGCTCGAGGAAGGCCGCGTAAGCAAGGACCTCGAACCAAAGGAGGTCGACTGAGGTATGACAAACTTGACGCAAGATACCCAACAGCTTTGATACGTGTGAGGGATTTCGGGGTGTCTGTAGTGCAAAGTGTTTCTCCCTTTGCAGGCCATCTTGCGGGAGTGCTTTACTTACGAGGATTGATCGAGAAAGAAGAACTGGGTCGATTTCACTCTTATTTGCAGATGGTGCCAACGACGATGCGCGCAATCCAATACGGGATACGCGTGAGCGGGCGTGAAGGAGGGGTTGAGTTCAGGCCTTCGAGGGGGTATTGGAGGCTATGTCGTAAGCTGGGACGCGACATTGATGTGCTGCACCAACTCGCAATTGACCGGCTTATATGCCCGGTTTCACGCTTGCGTCATATCCTCTCCCGAGTACCATTGACACCCGCCGGCTCCTCTTATATACAAGCTGCTGAAACTCATCAATCACCAGTGCGCCTTGAAGCTCGCCGCGGCCCGATTGTCGTGGGTTCGGTATAACGAAATGGCTATGGATATGGCTTGGATCTAACCGATGTCAGGTAGCCCAGAAACCGCAAGAGAGAATGGCAAGAAAGGCGGCCGTCCTCCGGGTGCGCTGACCAAGATGTCGAGACGCAAAGCCATCGAGTTAGCCCTGGCTAATCGTACCCCGCTCGACGTCATGGTCGACAACATGAACTTCTGGTGGGACAAAGGAAAAGACTTAGGAGAAGTGCTTGAGCAACAGCTAGCTCGTATTTCTTCAATCAAAGGTAAAGAGAAAGTCAAGCAAGCGTTATCCGAAGTTAATAAGATAGCCACGCATTTTCTGGCCGCACGCGAGAACGCCCAACGTTGCGCTGTCGATGCGGCTCCTTACGTACATCCCCGGTTCCAGTCGATCGAGTTCAAAGGCCAGCTGGAAGTCAGCGAAGTGGAAAAGATTTCCAAGGAGATGACGCCGGATAAGGCCAAGGAACTGTATGCCAGCACTATCAAACCGGATAGCAACGTCTCGCCGTTCCCGGCTCGACGCGTGGCCCCCTGACTACACCGCTGTTCTGGCTTGGCGTCAAGAGCAGATTGTTCGGATGCGGAAAGAGCCCGCATATCATTTTGGCTCTCTCGAGTATTACAAAGAAAACCCCGCTGAGTTCATTTCGCATTGGTGTGATACTTATGATCCTCGCAACGCTACGGGCGCCGCGATGGTACGGCCACCCTTTGTCTTGTTTCAACGGCAAACAGAGTTCGTAGAATTTCTTCAAGCATGCATTGCTGCGGAAGAAGGCGGACTGGTTGAGAAATCTCGTGACATGGGAGCCACGTGGCTTTGTTGCGCTTACTCAGTTTGGCTATGGCGCTTTGTGCCCGGTGCCTCGATCGGCTGGGGCAGTCGCAAGGCCGAACTGGTTGACAGACTGGGCGACGCCGACACGATCTTCGAAAAGATGCGTATGATCTTGCGCGAGCTACCGCCTGAGTTCTTGCCTGTGGGATTTGATCCTGGCAGTCACGCTGCTCACATGCGGATATTTAATCCCGAGAACGGGTCGTCGATTACCGGCGAAGGCGGCGACAACATAGGCCGCGGTGGCAGGAAGCTTGTCTACTTCAAGGACGAGAGTGCACATTACGAACACGCCGAAATGATTGAAGCTTCGCTGTCTGGCAATACGCGCGTGCAGATAGACCTGAGTTCAGTCCACGGCTTGGGAACGATCTTCCACCGCAAGCGTGAAGCCGGTGTTGACTGGGTGCCGGGTCATCCCGCGGTTAAGGGCCGTACCAATGTTTTCGTAATGGACTGGCGTGACCACCCACTCAAGACGCAAGAGTGGTACGATCAGGAGAAATCGCACAAGGAGCAGGAAGGTCTGCTCCACATCTTCGCCCAAGAGGTAGACCGCAATTACGCTGCTTCGGTTGAGGGCGTCATCATTCCGGCCGAGTGGGTCAGCGCTGCGATTGACGCTGATAAGAAATTGAGCTTCAACGACTCGGGCATGTGGGCCGCGGCCCTTGACGTCGCCGATGCCGGGCTCGACACCAACGCGCTGGCCAAGCGCAAGGGCGTCGTGCTCAAGTCGGTTGATGAATGGGGCGAGCGCGACACCGGCAAGACAACGCGGCGCGCGGTTGAGGCCTGTCGAGATTGCGGTGTTGTAGACCTACAGTATGATTCGATCGGTGTTGGTGCTGGGGTCAAGGCCGAGTCCAACCGGCTGATCGAAGAAGGCTTGATGCCGAAGAACGTGTTCCTGGCGCCGTGGAACGCCGGTGCCGAGGTGCTCGACAAGGACAAGAACTTAATCCCACACGACCGCAACTCGCCGCTCAATGGCGACTTCTTCGGCAACCTCAAGGCCCAGGGCTGGTGGCAGCTAAGGTTGCGGTTCGAGCGAACGTGGCGCGCGGTCAACGATCCGACGTTTACCTGGGAGCCCGGCCAACTGATATCCATACCGGGTACGCTGCCATTGCTTCGCAAGATCCAAAAAGAACTGTCGCAGGCCACGGCCTCGACCAACACGCGGATGAAACTGATTGTGGACAAGTCGCCCGAGGGTACGCGTTCGCCAAATTTGGCCGACGCCATCATGATGGTTTACTGGCCCTTGAAGAGCGTGCGGCCGATGCAAGTTAGTGCCGGCATGCTGCAACGGGCCTCGATGCCGATGCGCGGTAGGACGCGGTTTTAAGTGAAGAGTTCTACGCAGAAACCCTTTAGTGGGACGGTCACCACCTCGGACTACAACGGGATTAAGTTGCCCGCTCTGGTCACAGGACCCCGGCTGTCGAGGAAAAAGATGTCGGGTTGCCGAGTTGTCCTCGGCCTGCGTGGATCAAAATGAAACGCTCTAAGCTCAAAAAAATCCTCCAGGAGACCGTGCGCCAGGAGCGCCGTCGCGGTAAGCGTGTACCGAAGAAGGTCACTGTGGTCGAGGCTAATAAGCCGACCAAGCCGCCGTTCAAGGTTCATGACTTCACGCTGGCTCGCGCCAGGGCGCTGAAGAAGACACGCCAGTTGGACAGCAAGCCGCGTATCAATCCGTTCGAGCCGTACACCCCACCGCCGGGTGTTGTACCTGCAGGCCATAACTTGGCGATGGACGAGGCGATGTCCAGCGCGCTGACCTGGGCGGCGCAAGCCACCATCTCCGGCATGTGGTCGGAGGGCTTGACGTTCCTCGGTTACGCATATCTCTCCGAACTCAGCCAGCGCCCCGAATACCGCGTTATCAGTTCGGTGATCGCCACCGAGATGACCCGCAAGTGGATCAAGCTTGAGGCTTCCGAGGCCGCCGAGGAAGCCGAGGACAAGACCGATAAGATTAAGGAGCTGGAAGATTATCTCGACCGGCTCAATGTGCGCGATGTGTTCTACCAACTGGCGGAACAAGACGGCTTCTTCGGTCGCACGCATTTATACCTCGACACCGGCGACACTGACGATTGGGACGAGTTGGCACAGGACCTTGGCGACGGTCGCAACGACCGCAGCAAGATGAAGGTCAACCCAAAGAAGCCGCTGCAGCGCCTGGCTGTGATCGAGCCGATTTGGTGTTACCCTCAGCGCTACAACTCCAACGACCCGCTGCGACCGGACTGGTATAATCCAGAAGTCTGGTTCTGCATGTCCAAGGAGATCCACGCCTCGCGGCTACTGACGTTTGTCGGCAACAAGGTGCCGGACATCTTAAAGCCGGCTTACGCCTTTGGCGGCCTGTCGCGCAGCCAGATTGCCAAGCCCTATGTCGACAACTGGTTGACAACGCGCCAGTCGGTCAACGACCTGATCCACAGCTTCTCGGTGATGGTGCTGATGACCGATATGAGCGCGATGATTAGCTCCAGCAATGCGGCGCTCGATGGCTCGGACGCGGGCAGCACGACCGGCGATGCCAT